ACTTGATTAATGGTTAATGCTGAGTTGTAATATGCTACTTCTGATATATTGCCTTTAAGCATTCTACTATCTACACTTGAACCAATTTTAAAATTAACAGAATCATCTCCCAAATCATCATTTGTAGCTGATGTATTTGTAGCAATAAGAACACCATCTAAGTACAAGTTTAAAGTATTTGCAGAGTTTGACCTTGTGCCAACAACATTATACCATCTATCAAAATCCATAATATCTGAAGCTGGTGCTGCAGATTGTCTATCAACATCTCCACTGGTATCAAAAATAACTTTTTTAACACTTTCAGCAAAAGAAATTCCCCAACCAGAACCTGTAGATAAAGTATCACCTTTGGCTACTATGTCATGATAATTAGAACCACCTTTAGTGGAAACTTTAAACCAAACACTAACACTAAAGTCATTAGTTCCTACATCTAAACTTGAATTTGAACCACAATCTACAAAATCATTAGTGCCATCAAATGCTAAAGACTTTTCATCTCTGAATACATCACCACCTTTTGTTACTATGCTCTTAGAAAACATTAATCTTTTATCAAACCAAAATGAAAAATAATATCTTCACCTGAACCAATAACAATATCACCACCACTTACATTAACTACACCAAATGCTATTACTTGTGATGTTTCTAAAGTTTTTAATACTACTCCAATATTTGATTTTGTGCAAACTTTAGCGCCCCCTATATCTGTCCAATTAGATAATTCAACAATAGATAAACTATTGTCTGCTACTGAATCTATTGTACTTGGTGCGCTACCAATAGAACCTAAATCAACCCCACCTGTATCTGAAAATACTAAATATATAGTTCCACCAGTATCTGATGTATCTACTGCAGTTATAGATTGTAGTATAGAACAACCACCTTTAACTGAAACTGCATTTGAAATAGTTTCCCCTTCTGCCATTAAATCACCATTTTGATATGTTGATTCGCCTATATTAGGTGCAACTGTTATTAAATCAACCTTCATTTGGTTTAACTTTTTATTTGCAGTTAAAAGTTCTCCTCCAGTCTTTTTATCTACCGATACTCCTGCATTTGTTATCGTTAAATCACTCATTTCTCTCCTTTAAAATTTGTGTAGAAGGGGCACAAGGCCCCCTCTACGATTGTTAAACTAACCACTATGATGGGTCAGGTCCTACACCAACAGTTCCGTCACCGCCTAAGTCACTACCACTCAAGTCTCCATCAACTGGCTCTAAAGCCACTTGCACTTTGATTTGAGAAGCATCTTGAGTATCTGTTCCATCAGAATATGCATATACCCTCATACAAGGAGCATATACATCTGTTAAATCAGCTAATACTATAGCACTATTTCCAACAGCTGTTGAATTTAATGAAGTATTTAGATTTGCAGAAGCATTTACCCAATTTGGGTGAGCACCACTACCAGGAGTAGTAACATCACCTGCAGTTAAACCATTAGGAGATGTTTGAATATACATATCCCAAGCAGCATTTCCAGCTGATAATTCAGTCATTTCAATTTTTACAGTTATTTTTTTATTTTCCCAATCATACTGGTCATTAAAAATAGCTGCTCCAATTCCATAAACTGCATTAGCACCGCCAGAATCCACTACGTCTATAGTCTCTGAAAGAAGGACAGTTTTACCTACACTACTTTTAGTTAAAGCCATAATATCCTCCTACCTTAAGAAAACTTAAGAATTGCGTGAGTTTCAGGAAGACTAATTTCCAAGCCACATTCAGTGATTACTTGGTCTTGACGACCATCTACACCGTTGTCTTGTACATTAGTTTCAATGAAGGTGTCTCGACTAACACCATTACCCACTAGTGGTCTGTAAGATACATTTTTCATATCAACAGCTACACAGAAATTCTCCCAAGGACCTCTTAATAAAGGCTCAGCAACAAAGTGTAAATTACCAAATATAGTATTTACCATTGTTACAGTATGCCCAAAAGCACCTGGTATATTCTGTATATCCATTCTATATTGAGATGAACCTACAGTGTTATTTAAAAAGCTGCCATTACCTAATTTATTTAAGTAAGTAATAACTTTTCTAGAAGCTAATACTAATTTGTCTCCACTGTTTCCAGATTCAGGAGCAAAAAAGTCTTCCATAGCGTCTAAAAATGCATCATAACCTGATGAAGCATAAGACATATTATACACTTTACCATTAGCAGAAGTGTATGGAAGTATGCCGTGTGTATATCTAACAGGAGCGCCACCAGCAGCTGCTTCTTGTGCAGCAGTAGTAACACCTTCGCCAAATAACATAGCCTGTTCTATATCCATTTTATGTTCCATTAGTTTATCTTGCCATATTCTTTGAAACTCATTTGCAATACCTCTGTACTCAGTAGCTAGTGCTGTACCAGAAAAGATATTCATACCAGTTTTAAAGATTTGACAATATCCTTCTTTGTCAGATAAAGCATCTTCCCAACCTAGTGGAGTATCAGTTCCTTCAGCCCATGCTGAACCAATTACTTGGCCTTTGTTACCAGCTGAAAATACAGTTCCATCAGGAATTGTAGTTCCAATTGCAGTAAGTTTCTCACCTGAGATTTCAGTTCTACCGTCTGAAGTTCTATGAGCAATATCAGTACCATCATGAGCACCTGAAGCACTACTATTTACTACTGTATTCTCTTCAACTTTAAAACGATAAACATTTCCATCGTCAGCTGCAACAGCTAAGATAGCTCCAGGAACAATCCATGGGCAATGAGAACCACTGCTTATTATTCCTTTTGTATCATATTTTGCTGTTATAATTAAGTCTTCACCAGCGTCAACTTCACCACCATGCGATTCTGCACCTGATATTGTTAATGCTGAGTAAACTTCAAAATTCCTTCTTTGCCACTGATGTCTCTGCTCAAGAAATTTGAACACAGGGTCATTAGTAGCTTTTTTAGCCACCTTCGATAAATATACAAAGAAAGGACTTGTCATTGGAGCAAGTTCTGCAACTCTCTCTCCAAAATTAAACTTTCTTCTAGTATTATCTAAGGAGGCAGTTCCGCTACCAACAGCGGATGCTACATTACTGTATACATTTGACATTTTTAACCATCCTTATCTGCCCATCTTCAGCTGTCTTATTAGACCTTCGGGTAGGGCGTTAATTAACTATTTCCAAGGGTTTTTACTATTAAAATTCCCTATCAAGTTGTCCATAACTTTATCTTCAAAACTTTTAGTTTCAGCATTAGTTTGACCAGAAGGCATTACTCCCATAGGAGATGGTACTTGCTGAGCATTCTTTGTTTGCTGAAAAGAAGCAGAAGGTTGTACAGGTGCATTAGTTTGCGGTGCTGTTCCACCTTGTTGCATTCTATAAAGTTGAACTAGGTTATCGACAGTTATTGAGTTTGGGTCAGACATTTTTGCCATAAAATCACTTGCTTCACTTTCATTCATACCATGATGCCCCATTACATGAGACCTTATCTCGTTTTGTTGTTGAGTTTCAGCTGCAGCAGCTTCTTGTCTTTTAGCTGCTTCAACTCTATCAGATTCAAGTTTACTAAACTTTTCTTCTAAAACAGCTGATTGGTATTGAGTTCTAAGTGAGTTATATTCATTCATGTCATCACGCCATTGACTTAACTCATCATCATACCTAGCACTTTCACTTGCAGCGTCAGTATAAGCTTCTTCTCTGCTGTAAAGTCTAGGTTTTTGTGGTTTAGAAGGTGCAGATGGAAATTCGTCAGCATCAGATTCTACAGCAGAAGCTTCTGGTTGTACAGGAGCTGGTTGTGTAGTTTTTAATGATTCTAACTCATTTTTATATTTGTCAGCTTGTGACTGCCAATATTGATAACGAGTTTCATCATTATTAGTTTGTTCTGGTTGACTTGTTTCTACTGGTTGACTTACTTCAGGTTGTCCAGTTTCTACTGGAGCTGGTTCAGTATTTTCTTCATTGCCACTAGTAAAAGCACTCGAAACATCACTAGAGCCCTCTGATATATTGCTTCCAAATACAGCTTCTTCTAAAGAATTAAATTGCTGCTCATTTGAACTTTCTTGAGGGGTATCTGTTTGTATATTATCTTGTGTCATTATTTCTCTCCTTTGACTGCCTCTTTACCACCGATAGAGGGTGAGCCTATTTGTTTGATTGAGTCTCTCATTTGAGACTTAATAGTGGATAAGCCGTCATCAAGTCGTTTTTCATATAAAGTACCTGCGGCTTTAGCTTTATTGCTAATATCACCAAGGTCTGTTTTAAACTTCTCAACTTCAACTCTTTTTCTAAGGTTGACTGATTCTCTATCTCTAGTTTGCATATCACCCTTAAGTCTTTTAATCTCTTCTTGAGATTGTTGTAATGCTTGTTGTAATTTAGTTATTATATCAGTTCTTTCCATTACACCTTCCATATCAAAAACTTCTGTTTTCTTAAGAACTTCTTGTCTATCAATAATACCTTTAGAATATGCATCCATATAAAATTCTAATTCAGCATATCTATTAGAAGGTAATGTAGAGCCTGCTACCACTATAACATCATAATCACCTATAGTTATATCGTTTATAACTTTAATCTCATCTGATTTATCATCAACTAATTTTTTGTTAATTACATATTCAGACAAAGAATTATTAGGTTGCACTACTCTAAATATTTTCGTTGTAGTATAAAGNTGTTGCATTAANGGTATAGCNACTTGACCTGCTCTAGTTAATGCTGATTCTATATCAGCTAATTTAGATTTCATTTTTCTTTGTCCAAACTCATCTAAAGCAATAGTAGCTTTGTATGTTTGAGGAGCTACAGCTGAATTACCTTGCATCATTTCATACAATCCTAAAGCATGGTCAATATCATTTTTAGCAGTTTGCTCATTATGATACAATTCATTTGGAAGGGGTGTGGGCTGAACTGGCATAGGAGCTCCATCTGTGGGGTCATAAGGTATTGCAACTCCAGGTTGAGCCCACTTTTCTTCAAAATCTTTCATATCAACACTACCTTCAGGTACTAATATTTTTGTATTAGTACTGGTAGTAGCGTGAGCTATTATCAAAGAACGTGTTTTATTTATATACTCTTGTAAAGGCTTGACTATTCTTACATCACTCATTGGATACGGAGTTCTTGTATGAACATTCATTATAGGTATAATAGGATATTGCTCTAAAGGTAAAATTCTTTCATATAATTTAGTATTACCCATTATAACGCATTGTTTAACTTTTTTACAAGTAATTTTTACTATATCTATTTGACCTGAAGCTATTAGCTCAGCATAAGTTACTTCAACAAACTCTATCTGAGGAACTTCTTCTTCAGCCAATGCTACAGCTTGTTCTTCGCTATAAGAACCAGAAAATGCTAACTCTTGAGCATTCTGCATAACAACTTGCTGTCTTTGTTGTAACAATTGTGTATATAAAGCTTTTGCTTTGTCTGGGTCTGCAATTATTTGACCTTGTATAGAATACGCTGGTCTATCGCTATAATTAAGATAATCATCTTCGCTTAGTAACTCTTCTTTACCAGAAAATTTTTCAAATGTTCTGTATTCAGTTACATCTACTTTATAGTATCTTTCGTATCCACGAATATAATTTTGATTGTCAAGCCTACCTACATCTTCTGGGAATTGAACCTCTCCATTATCTTCTCTACCAGTATCAGGAGCATTCCAATCAATTCTATTTCCAGAATTATCAGCTGCATTATCAATTGCTTTTGAATACATAGGCCAAACTTTCTTAGCCTGTTCTTTAGTAAACAATTTAGATATTATAATATTTTCTGCATCATCAAAAAACCTATGTCGACTATTAGGGTCAACATATACATCTAATGGGTCTACATCGTGAAAACAAACTTCACCTTTACCTTTATCCATCATAGGGTCTTGATATACATTAAGAAAACCAACACCCATTACATAGTAATCATCTACTGCTTGTCTAATTACTGTTGAACCATCAGATATATCATACATATATGTAAGTAAAGCACTCATTACTTGTGCTACTTTATTATCAGAATCTTCTCTAGGAGCAGCTCTAAAAGAAGGTCTATTTGCTGTAAGCATAGCTTTTGCTGATTCTACAGCTGGGTGTATTCTGTTTATTACAATAGGAGCTTGTCCTCTTGATTCAAGAACTCTTTTTTGTTCTTTAGACCATTGCTTACCTAATCTAAATTCTTTGTCTTCTTTGGCCTGTTGCGCCCAAACATCTCTTTTACTAGAATATTTATCGAACAGGTCTAAAGTGTCATTAACTATGCTATCTGTATATTTACCATCTTTTTTAGAATATGCCATATGCCTAATTTACCACTACATTGTTAACCAATCAAGAGATTTCTTATTATTTCTCCAATCTTCATCAGATAATTTTTTAAAACTATTCTTTCTACAAGGTTTTGCACCATCTAAAGCCGTCCACACAGCATCCATAACATCGTCATGTTTTCCTCTGGGGTATGACAAAAACTCTTGTTGAGCTTTAATATCCTCTGGTCTGAAATAAAAAGTACCTTTTGCAAACAACGGTACAAGTGATAGCAACCTTTCTGATTTACTATTTCTAGGTTTTACACCAGACTCAAGGCCTGGTATATATAAGTTTTCTTCTCTCATTAATTCTCTTACAGCAGTCCTTAAAGCTTCTTGATAACCAACAGTTTCTACTTTTATTCTTCTTGGTTTAAACTTTTTATAAGTATCTATTATTACTTGAGGTTGCTGTGCTGGAGATATTCTGTTTCTATATATATCTACTATATACTTGTTATTATCTGAATCAATTGCCAAAGTAGCGATAACAAAATAGTCAGCCCTAGTAGACAAAGAGCTTGCAGGGTCAACCCCAGTATATAATTCCACAGGTTTGATTTCTTCATTCTCTAATCCTTTATTTTTAACTAAACAATTTTGACCTTGTATTCTTTCGTAATCATAATGATGCATTTTAATCCAATCTGGTTGAAACGGTGCATCATCAGGAGATTGGGCTATATTCATGTATTCTTGATAGAATCCATTAATATTCCCTACGGATGAAAATTCATCCTTTATGGCCAATATCCTGTCTCGTGGAAATCTTTCTGGCCAAATACTCTTTTCGTCATCATCCCAAATAGAAAACCATAATACATTCCAAGCACTTGACTCTTTTGCCCAGCATAAAAAACAATCTTCTGATATTACAGTGCCAATCATGGCAATCCTCCCTTCATCAGACAAAGAAGGTATAACTGCTTCTGTAATCCACTTTCTATTCTTAGCTCTAGCTTCTGGGGTATAAGCATTTAACTCTGATTCAAAATCATCTACTATAATTAGGTTAGGTCTTGTATCACCTTCAATAAAACCCCTAACTCTTTGTCCTGTACCAACAGCTATAATACGTGTACCATTGGCAAGCACTACATCTGTATGAGTCCATCTTTTGGCTGTATTAGGTCCCATATCTCCAAATATTTGTTTAAATCTATCACTATGTGTCAAATGATATTTAATACGTGACAGAAAGTTTATAGACTGAGCTTGTGACTCAGATACTATAACTATAAATAATTCATCTGTTGTTGATTTAAAAGCTGCTTTCCATAAAGGGAATATAAGAGTAGTAACTGTAGATTTAGCAGTACCCCTTGGTGCAGCTATAAGAACCCTGCGTTTATCATCATTTGATAAATCTGCATAGACCTCATTGTGAAATGGAGGTGTAGTCTTTTTAAGTGCAGTAGGAAAGCAGTGCTTTCCAAACAAAGCCATATTGTTACGTAATTTTTTAAGAGCTTGCAACTGCTCATACTTTTCTTCATAATCCATTATCTGTTGCTTATTTTCTTAGCTCTTTCTTTACTGCAATTACAATTCCATTTTCTTAAAGCTTTATTAATTCTGCTATTTGGGTCGTTTGCTGTTTTAGCTCCTGTTAATCTACGTTTCATACCGCACATCCTAGCGCAAAAGCTTTTTCTTCTAGATTTAGCTTTGCCCTTAGGGTTTTTTTGAGTAACAGGAGCTTTAAGTGTACCGCCTTTATAAGAAGCTCTGCCTTTAGCATTTAATCCTCCACTAGGGTTTTTGCCTTCTTTTCTTTGCCATGCTGGTGATTTTGCCATTATTTCTTCCTTATAGTCTTTACTTTGCCATTATGAGTTCTAGCGTACTTGTGAGTTTTAGTTTCTCTTATTAAAGTACCACTATATGTTTTACCACCCCATTTCCAACTTACTCTTTTAGCCATAATAACTCACATTCATTGTAGTTTTCTTTTTCTTATTCTTTTTAGCTTTAGCTTTTTTAGCTGCAGCTTTACCTTTTGCTGTATAAGCATACTTTTGTCCGTCTACTTTTGGCATAATTATCTCCTTATCCTAAGTTATCGTCTTTCATTAATGATTCTTCTATAGCAGGTACTCTTACTGGTTCATTCATTAATTTTTTTCTTGAAGGAACCCGACCTGGTCTATAATTAGAATTTTTAGTTTTATATTTTCTATCTTGTCCTTTTTCGATTTGCTCTCTTATATACTGTTTTGGGGTTTTCATTTTCATTAGCTTTTCTCACTCTTCCTCTTTAGTTGTAGTTCTAGTTGCAATAAGCTTATCTTCTTGTTCTCTAAGCTCATCTATTAATTTTATATTACTTGTAGCTTCTAAAGATTCTACTGTCTTAACAAGATGTTTCTCTTTCATACCATGCATATCCTGCAAATTGTCAACAGCCCTCATTAGGTTTGTAACATCACCCTTATCTTTAGCTTTTTTAATAGTTTCTTCTAAAAGCTCTAATGTGTAGGCTTCTGTAAGGCCGTGCTCTTGAAGTAACTTCTGTAATTCATCTCTTACCATATCTTTGAATTTCTCCTTCTTCATTCTTCTCTTCCACATGATTTTAGTACTATCACTAGGATTATCTAGAACGTGATTAATTGTTTTGTCATAATCCATGGTTTGTGCATACACCATGGCTAAATTCTTCATTTTTTGACCACCTGACAAAACCTCCCAATGAGTTTTACCAGATATTGTATTATTGGCTCTCCTACCAGAAGCATTAAGCTTAACGGAGCTATAACGAGGATTATAAAAAGTATAACCATAGGGAAGACGAATATAAATGCTAGTGGGCTTATATACGGACTTGCTGATGACCTTAGCCACGTATTCATCATCGGATAAGGCGTAATCTCCTTCGTTAGCTTTTCTCCACTCTTTGTATTTGATTTCTTTGTCATCTGCCTCTTCTTTTCTGTATATATTATAAGCAGTAGGTTTTTTGTCACCTTTATGGTGTATATCTATCGTATACATTATTTAATAATTTTTAATGTTTTTTCTATTGAACGAATATCTCCTCTACCTAGACTACCATATGGGTCTTTAATTTTATCGAAATAACGTTTGTCAATTTTTCCTTTCAGTATTCTTCTACTAATAGCTTGAGCTTTAGGTGTTGATACATTAAAAGCTTTTTTCATTAACTTAGGAGCAATTTTATCAAGCGTAAACTGTAGTTGATAAGCTCTTTCTGGAGAATCTATACCTACATAATCCATTTCTTTTATAGCCTCTTTTGCTCTTGCTTTTAGCGTTTTATTTGTTCTAAAAGCTTTTTGTATACTTTTACCTTTAAAGCCAAGTCTTTGCGCTACTCTAACTCCTGCAGTAAGCCCGTGTCTTTGAATTAAAGATAGTAATACTCTTGCTACTATTGGTGCTGCCATTTTTCTCCTTAGTAAGTATTTTTTTTATTATAATTTGTAAATAAATCATCTACTGGCTGATTTGACACGGGTATAAACTTTTCCGCTCTAGATACAGTTGCCTCATCAGGGTTTGTATGATGAAACTTATAGTATGCTTGTCTTCTAGCCATTTGATTACCCATAGCTATTTCTCTTAATATTGGGTCACTATTATCTTGAGCAAACACGTTTCCAAAGAATATATTATCCGCTTGCTCATCTGTCCACTGCTGAGGGTTTTCTTTTATAGAACCTATTAATTCTTCTGGAAAACCTACATTCCTCATTCTTTGCTTACCAACTGGTACAGATGCATCAACAAACTGATATACACCCTTAGCCGTAGTCTTTTTTGGCATAACCATAGGATTATTATCAGATTCTATCATTCTAACTTGATTAGACCAGGATTTCATATTATCTAAAGCTTTTGCCATATCTGCTTCCGAAACCCCTATTTTAGTTAGTAATCTTTGTAGTTCTTTCATTAAAACTTCATGTTAACACTTAGTAAAGGATTTGTCTTACTTAGCTTAAAGCCTAAGTCCATTCTTTTACTAGGTGAATAAGTTATTTTATTCCTCAATACATCAGCTTTTACACTATCTGGTAGAAGTCTGTTTAAAGTTGGGTCTATAAATCTGTCTAAAAGCGACTTTCCTAGGAATGCTGCTGGTAATAGCTCTGGGCTTTCACCTACCTTTGTCAAAGCACTTTTAAGTTTGCCTCTATTTCCTATCCCTTTATGGAGCAATTGTGCCCAAACAGGACTTACACCTCTATCATAGGTAATTCTAACGGAATCTGCTGTATTTTGCTCTTTATACGCCATATTATAGCTATAATTTAAGACTAACAAACACATACTTCCAAATAGTTTCTTAAATAGTACCTCTAACTGCCCAACGCCTCCGTATAGATAGCTTGTACCTACGTATTCTTTGTCTAAAAAGAATTACCGCAGTAATACCCATAGAGGTTACCTCTAAGTAGTACCTCTATATATATACCTCTGGTAGAAAATAACCCAAAAAATATATTTTCCAAGCTTTTTTTTATTTTTATTTAGAATCCGTCGAGAAATAGCGATTTAGGTTGAATTTTTGAAAAATTATAAAAATTTTGGGTGTACGTGATATACATACATAGGACCCCATTGAATTTTAGGGTGAGGGGGTAGCAATGTCGTTGAAAGTTTCTCTTGCTTCGCTCGCATAACGCTCGCTCGCACCACTGTTAATTTCGATTTTATTTAAACTAAAAAAGGAGAAATCGAAATGAAGGAATTTTTAGAGAAGATTAGGAACTTAGGTGGGAACGTTTTAGATACCGCATATGGATTTGTTATATTAGCAAAATCGGTGCAAGAAGCGAGCCTTACTGTTGAAGCTTTAGAACCTTTGTGTCCAGAAGGTTGGGTAGTGAAAGAAGCAAGTAAGCCCTATGAGAAGGACACAAAGCAAGGCGTGTATGCAAAGTCGATATATATCAATCTTGCACCACGTGACAAATCCATAGATGAATTGGTTCAACACGCTGAATCAATCCAAAAGGGGTAACATAGTGTAGGGACGTGTCTTTGATTAGGCACGTCTCTTTTTTTATAAAGTAATACATACAGCGGAATTGTATGTGTTAAGATATGTTTATGAGAGTCCCATATAGGGTGCGTTAAATTGCAAGCTCTCATAAGTATTTTATAATAAAGATTTATAAACAAAACGAAAGGTAGAATAATTAAATGGATGAAATAAGTAATGGTAAATATTTATTGTTTAAAAAACATTATGGAAAAAAAAGTTATTTTAAATTAAGACAAAATATAGAATTGTTTGAATTCGAGATAGACGGCAAGTATATGCACTTGTTAAATAA